GGAGAGGTTGAACCTGTGGGCATAGAGAAGAGCGTCACGATCACTCAGTCGATTCCGGCTAACGACCCGCGGTCCATGGCCCTCGGATCACGGCTCTTGAAGCAGGCTGGGGTCCCCGGCGATTTCAATAGTGTTTTGAAGAATGCTGATCCGCGGGTCGTGGACCAAGTAAATCGGATCATGCCTAAGTCCAAGGTCGCTGCGCCTTCGACGGGCATTGGTCTTTTTATGGGTCTGAAGCAAGGTTAAATGGACGGCGTCATCGACATAAGGCTGTTGATTACGCTGGGCGGAATTTTGTTTTCCGTGGCGGGCGCTGCGGCTGTTGGAAAGATGCAGATTTCCAACATTCTTGACAGCCTGAGCGATATTGAGCGCCGGTTGCGCGATATAGACAAAAGAATTGACGGACTGGAAACGTCTACGGAGACGCAAGAACAACGCTTGAAGGTATTGGCGGCGATGTCCAGCCCGGAAAATATGCGCCGCGACCACATGCAGATTGCGGATGTGCTGGCGAATGTTCGATTTCTTCGCGATGAAGTGGAGAGGCTTCGAAAGATTCACAACGGATCTCATCCCCCGGTTGCTTCAGAAAGGCGTGGAGCATGAATTTCAATTTGCAAGTTCGAATAAAGCTTTTGGAAGCTAAAAACGAAAAATAGTGATTATCCTGATACAAAGGTATAGGATAAGGCGGATTTTGAAAGGTACGTGATCCATGGCAAGAGAACCGCGGCCCGTGGCCGGTCTTATGGACAGCAGTGTCCCGTCTCAATTAGACGAGGAAGACCTCGCCGCTGAGATTGAAATCGAGCTTCCGGGTTCGATGGATAACGATGTGATGGAGATGGTCTCGGAGGAAATACCCGAGGGTGTTGAAATCTACGAAGACGGCGAAGACACGGTTGTGGACTTTGAGCCGGAAGACATGCGCGGTGACAGCGACGACTTCTACGCCAACTTAGCGGAGGAGATTCCGGACTCGGAGCTTGGCGCTATTGCGGGGATGCTTCTTGACGAGTTCGACTCCAACAAGGCGAGCCGACAGGAGTGGGAAGATGCTTATGCTGACGGTTTGGAGCTTTTGGGATTTTCATACGAAGAGAGAACCCAGCCGTTTCGGGGCGCGACCGGGGTTACGCACCCGCTTTTGGCGGAGGCGGCTACACAGTTTCAGGCGCAGGCTTTTAACGAGATGCTCCCGGCTCGTGGGCCGGTAAGAGGGGTTGTTCTCGGGTCGGAGACGACCGAGAAAGAAAAGCAGGCTCAGCGCGTTCAGCAGTTTATGAACTACTACATCACGGACGTGATGGAGGAGTACACTCCTGAGTTCGACCAGATGCTGTTCTATCTCCCGCTTGCTGGATCGACTTTCAAGAAGGTTTACTACGACGAGATGCTGGACAGGGCGGTAAGTCGTTTTGTTCCGGCAGAGAACCTTGTTGTCCCGTATGACACGTCCGACCTTGAGACGTGTCCGAACATTTCTCAGGTCGTAAAGATGCAGCTAAACGACTTGCGGAAGTTGCAGGTCGCCGGGTTCTACCGAGATGTCCCGGTCATTCCGGGTGCTACGGATTCTACGAACAGTGTGCAGGAAGAGATGAACCGTATCGAAGGTACGTCTCCCGCCAACGTCGATTACGACTGCACACTTTTGGAGTGTCACGTTGACCTTGACCTAGAAGGGTATGAGGATCTTGACGAAGACGGTGACCCCACCGGGATCAAGATACCCTACATCGTGACCATATCGATTGATAATGGTCAGGTGCTGTCCATTCGCAGAAACTACCGCGAAGACGACGAACTCCGAAAAAAGATCCAATACTTTGTCCACTATAAGTTCCTTCCCGGATTTGGCTTCTATGGTCTTGGTTTGATCCACACCATCGGCGGTCTATCTCGAACGGCCACCGCGGCGCTCCGTCAGCTTATCGACGCTGGTACTCTCTCTAATCTTCCCGCCGGTTTCAAGGCCCGCGGTATGAGGATCAGGGACGACGATGACCCGCTACAGCCCGGTGAGTTTAGGGACGTTGACGCGCCCGGTGGCCGACTTTCGGACAGCCTGATGCCGCTTCCGTTCAAGGGCCCTGACCAGACGCTGTTCCAGCTTCTTGGTTTTGTGGTCGATGCGGGCCGTCGGTTTGCCACGATCACGGACATGAAGGTTGGCGACGGAAATCAGCAAGCGGCGGTCGGTACGACGGTTGCGCTTCTGGAGCAGGGGTCGCGGATTATGTCCGCCGTTCACAAGCGGATGCACTATGCCCTGCGTCAAGAGCTTCGCCTTCTGGCTGGCGTCATTGCGGACTTCCTGCCGCAGCGTTATCCGTACTCGGTTGAGGGCGCGGATGCGTCGATCATGGCAGAGGACTTTGACGAGCGTGTCGATGTTCTTCCTGTGTCTGACCCGAACATCTTCAGTCAGGCTCAGCGCATTGCGCTGGCACAGACGAAGCTTCAGTTGGCGCAGGCGGCACCTGAAATGCACAACATGCACGAGGTTCTTCGTGACATGTACGAAGCGTTGGGTGTCCGTGACGTAGACAAGATTCTGCGGCGCAATGTCGAAGAAGACCCGATGCCGATTGATCCGGCGCAGGAAAACATCAACTCGATGGACATGATCCCGTTGAAGGCTTTCGAGGGTCAGGACCATCAGGCACATATCATGGCTCACATGGTATTCGGTTCGACGCCGATGGTTGGTGCAATGCCGCAGGTCGCCGTCGCGCTTCAGAAGCACATTATGGAGCACGTCCGAATTGAGGCTTCCGAACAGGCTATGGTCCAGTACCTTCAGCAGGTCAACGCACGTCAAGGTCAGCCCCTGTCGGAAGAAGAGATGCTTCAGGTCGAGTCGATTACGGCGCAGCTTATTGCTCAGGGCATGCAGATGCTCAAGCAGCTTAGCCAGCAGGTCGCCAACGAAGGTCAGGGTCCGGATCCGCTGGTCCAGCTTAAAGAGCAGGAACTTCAGATCAAGGCGCAGGCCGAACAGAACGACGCGGCGCTCGACAAGGCCAAGCTCGACCTCGACAAGGCTGGTATGGATATGCGGAACCAGCAATTCAATCAGCGACTTCAGAGCCAAGAAGCTCAGACCGCGGCGCGTATTAATTCCGCTATGGAACGTGAAATTCTTAAACAGCAGCAAAGCAGGAGACAGTAATGGCTTCCGTTAAGATCGTGACGAACAAACCGGGCGCAGCCCCTAAAGCGGTAGAGTATGCCGATATCAAGGGTCAGGGCCGTATTCCGTATGGAAAAACGCAGGACGTAAAAGTTCCTAGTAGCATGAAAAAAGCTACTGCCCGCGGCATGGGCGCAGCTAAACGCGGCGGCAGCTATATTTCCTGCTAATGCCGTTATCTAAGGGCAAAAGCGACAAAGCCATAAGCAACAACATCTCTAAGCTTATGGACGAAGGCTACCCGCAGAGGCAGGCCGTTGCGATAGCGCTGTCTACTGCGGGCAAACCTAAGAAGACGGGCAACAAACGACCGAAAGGTAAGAAGGTTGCTCGTGCGCGTAAGGGCGGAGTGGTCCGAGGCTTCAGCCGCATTGCTCGCCCTCAAAGGTTTAAGGGGATATTCTGATGCCTGCTAAAAGACGTAAACTCGACGCCGACGGCGACGGTAAGGTTTCTTCAGAAGAGATAGTCGCGGCGGAAGCTAGCAGCGACCTTCTCAAGCAGGATTCGCAACGTCAGATGGCTTGGATTGCGATGATTGCTATGTTGGTGTTCACCGCGCTTGTTTTTCTGCCCATCTTCCCGGATTCTCGAATTAAAGCCTTAGCTGACTTGTTCAGTCTCTTTTATATAGGCATGGCAGGCGTGGTTAGTGCCTATTTCGGAGCCTCCGCGTTTATAGCTAAAAAGAAATAACTTGTGGATCCTCGCCACATAGACGGTCTGTCTTGTGAGCTTCTTCTAATGAAGTATTTGGCGAACAAGGGGTACTATGTTTTTTCGCCTGTGGCTTCTCAATCCCCGATTGACGTTGTTGCGGTAGATAAGGACGGGCAGGCCTTTTTCTTTGACTCCAAAAAAGACGCTCGGAGAGTTAACCCGGGAAGAAAAAGTAAGGACCGCATTCACCGCCCCCGAACCGATCTTCAAAAACAACTGGGCGTAAGAATGGCCTATGTCGATTTGGAGACCGGAGACGTCCATGTTGTCCCTTCGCTACAAGACTAGCTTTACAGTTCAACATGTCGTATAACCTCGCATCTTTTGGAGGCGGGAATGATTAGTTTACTCGGCACTTTATTGGGCTTTGGGACATCCATAGTCCCAGAGATTTTAGGCTACTTCAAGCAACAGCAGGCCAACAAGCAAGAGTTAGCAATGCTGGAGGCGAAAGCTAAATACGCTGCACAGCTTTCTGAACTCAAGGTCAAAGAGCTAGATGCTCAGGCCGAAATAGAAGAAACCAAGGGACTTTACGAACATGATCGATCTATCGACGCTGGGGGATTTGTCAACGCTTTGCGCGGCAGTGTGCGCCCTATTCTTACTTACCTTTTCTTCATAGCGTTTGCGTCAGTCAAGGGCGTGATGATTTACGCCATGATAGAGAACCAGAACATCGATTGGGTCTCCGCCGTTGAAGCGGCATGGGATGACGAAACACAAGCAATCTTTTCTGCGATTATCGCTTTTTGGTTTGGAAATCGGGCGATGAGCAAAGCTCACGCTCGTATATCCTCTAAAAACGGATAATTATAAGAATGAATGAGATATTTCTTGCAGAAGCAACATTCCGTCTGTTAAAAGAAAAGCGTTCTATCGTCATTGATACTCTCGAATTTGGTGAGGTCAAAGACATGGAGCACTACCGCGAACTCATGGGGTGGCTTAGATCCCTTGAGTACGTTGAACAGGAACTCAAGAGCCTGCTAGAAAAACAGGAGCATGCAGATGACTAGTCCGGCAGTCGCCGATCTCTCCAAGGTTGGAGAAGAAGCAGAGAAAATAGCCTCTGCTTACGTAAGTAAAACGGATCGTGTCCTTGATCCAACCCTCCTAAACAAATCCCTTCTTGAACGTATTCCCAGCCCAACGGGTTGGCGTCTTGTTGTTCTGCCTTATCGAGGTAAGGGCAAGACGGAAGGGGGTATTTATCTTCCCGATCAGGTCGTTGAAGAGAACCAAGTCGCAACTCAGGTCGGTTATGTCCTGAAAGTCGGCCCTCTTGCTTACAAAGACCCCGACAAGTTCGAAGGTCCGTGGTGCAAGGAAAAAGACTGGGTGATGTTTGCCCGGTATGCGGGTTCACGCTTCAAGATCGACGGTGGCGAAGTTCGCATCCTCAACGACGACGAGGTGCTTGCCACTATTTCTGATCCCGAAGACGTTTTACATATGTAGGAGGGTCTTATGACCGAAGAACAGCTAGAACTTGAATCAGAAGAACAGGACGTATCCATAGAAGTAGAGGATACTTCTGACGATCAGGTCGAAGATATTTCTGTCGCATCTTCCGATGCGGATGAAGAAGACCAGTTTGAGAAAGCGTCTAACGCCACTCAAAAGCGCATCAACCAGCTAACCAAGAAAATGCGGCAGGCGGAGCGTGAGCGTGAGGAAGCGCTTCGCTACGCTCAGCAGGTTCAAAGTGAGTCTAGTAGTCTCAAGGAGCGTCTTGAGGCGATGGACAATAGCTATGTCACGGAGTTCAGTGGCCGTGTTCAGAGCGAGCTTGCTTCCGCAGAAAATGCTCTGAAAAACGCCATTGAAATCGGGGACACCGAGGCTGTCGTTGAAGCAAACCGTAAGATTACGGCCCTTGCCATTCAAGCGGACCGTGCCTCTCAGGCTCAGCGCAATGCGGAGGTTCAGCGCCAGCATGCTGAACTTCAGCGCCAACAGATGCAACAGGCACAACAGCAGCCTGCTGCACCTCGGCGGCCTGACCCGAAAGCAGAGGCGTGGGCATCGGAGCGAGAATGGTTTGGCTCTGACGAGACCATGACGTACGCCGCTTTCGGAATACACAAGCAACTTATCGAAGATGAGGGATTTGACCCGTCTAGCGATGACTACTATAGTGAGCTTGACAAACGTATGGCGGAAGCTTTTCCCCATAAGTTTAACAACGGACCCAAAGGCAAACGACCCGCTCAGACGGTTGCCTCTGTTAATAGGTCTGCATCATCTGGGCGCGGTAAGAAGCAGGTTAGACTCACCCCTACCCAAGTCGCCATGGCTAAAAAGTTGGGTGTGCCGCTAGAAGAATACGCGAAATACGTGAAGGAGTAAGGAAATGAGCGAAGAAATTCAGAAAGAAGGTACTTCCTCAAACCGTGCTTCTCGCGCGAGAAGTACCCGGAGCACTCAGGCTAGGCGTAAGCCGTGGGCTCCACCCTCAATGCTTGATGCACCCCCCGCACCCGACGGGTTTAAACATCGTTGGATTAGGGCTGAAACTCGTGGTTTTGACGACCGCAAGAACATCAGTGCTAAACTTCGCGAAGGTTGGGAACTTGTTCGTCAGGACGAGTATCCAGACTTTGAAGCTCCCGTTATTGAAAACGGTAAATACGAAGGGGTGTTCGGTGTTGGAGGTTTGATTCTTGCACGGATTCCCGTGGAAACCATTAACGAGCGGACCGAGTATTTCCGGCAACGGAGTGCCGATCAGCTTCAGGCAGTGGACCACGATATGATGCGCGAGAATGCACATTCAACGATGACGATCAATCAACCTGATCGTCAATCTCGTGTAACCTTTGGTGGATCCCGAAAATAGGGTCCACCTCCTTTAGGAGTGATCCAAAATGGCAAACCAAGAGACTGCCTACGGTCTTCGTCCTATCGGTCTAGTCGGCTCCGGCGCGAACTCGACGGGTCTTACGACCTACGAGATTGCGTCGAATAACACCAATGCCATTTACAATGGCGCTATTGTCGTTCCTCTTGCTGCTGGCGTGATCGATCAGGCCGGTGACACGGCGGGCGGCACGACTCAGGCGCTTGGCGTTCTGATGGGTGTTGAGTACGTAGACTCGGTGACGAAGAAAACTACCTTCCTTAACTACTGGCCCGGTTCCGGCTCGGTTAGCGTTGACACGAACCATCCTGTCAAGGCTCTCGTTGCTGACAACCCGAACCAGTTGTTCAAGGTTGCGAGTGACGCCTCGCTTACGGACCGTGCCACTGCGCTGGCCGGTGTGTTCGCGAACGCTTCCCTCGGCACTTCGGCTCGTAGCGGTTCTACCGACACGGGCCGTTCTTCGTCTGCGCTCAGCGTTAGCTCGATTGCGACAACGGCTACTCTTCCGCTTCGTATCGTTGGCATCATGGATGATGAAGCCAATAGCGATTACACGGCGGCGGGTATCCCGCTCATCGTGCGCCTGAACGCTCATTTCAACGCTGGAACCCGCCGGTTTGATTCTCAGACCACCGCGGATTCCACGGGCATTTAAGGAGGGCTGATTAATGGCTATTTCAAGAGCCCAACTGGCTAAAGAGCTTGAGCCCGGCCTTAATGCTCTTTTTGGTCTTGAGTACGACCGCTACGAACAGGAGCATGCTGAAATCTTCGAGGAAGAGTCTTCGGACCGGGCCTTTGAAGAAGAAGTGATGCTCGGCGGCTTCTCAACTGCTCCCGTGAAAAACGAAGGCAGTGCAGTTTCGTTCGATGACGCGCAGGAAACATATACTGCTCGTTACACGCACGAGACGATTGCTCTGGCTTTCTCGATCACGGAAGAAGCTATCGAAGACAACCTTTATGACCGGCTTGCGAGCCGTTACACGAAGGCTCTGGCTCGTTCGATGGCTCAGACCAAGCAGATCAAAGCTGCGGCTATTCTCAACAACGCTTTCGACACCACGTACGCGATTGGTGACGGCGCAGCCCTGTGCTCGTCCGCTCATCCGTCGCTGTCGGGCAACCAGCGCAACCAGCTTTCTGTTGCGGCGGATCTCAATGAGACCTCGCTGGAGCAGATGCTGATTGATATCGCGGGTCTGACCGACGAACGTGGCCTGAAGATTGCGGTCCGCGGACAGAAGCTCATCATTCCGAAAGAGCTTCAGTTCGTTGCGGAGCGTGTCATTAACAGCAACCTGCGTAGCGGGACGGCTGACAATGACATTAACGCGGTCCGCTCGATGGGCATGCTTCCGGAAGGTGCGGTGGTCAACCACTTCCTCACCGACACGGACGCGTTCTTCATCAAAACGGACGCGCCGAACGGCTTCAAATACTTTAACCGTTCGCCGCTGAAGACCGCCATGGAAGGCGACTTCGACACGGGTAACATGCGCTTCAAGGCGCGTGAGCGCTACTCGTTCGGTGTCTCCGACTGGCGCTGCGTCTTCGGGACCGCTGGCGCTGCGTAAGCCCAGATATCTCGTGACGGTGAAAGGGGCGGCTATTGCCGCCCCTTTTATTTTGGTTTATATTTTTAAGATCCCTGACAGACGCATTGGGCGGCTGACATTTGCCACGACAGGAGATGAACATGGCAACTACGACCTTCTCAGGCCCGATTAAGGCCGGAACCATCAAGTATACGACGGGTACGACCGTCGGCACCGATAAAGCAAACGTCGGTTTTGTCCTCATGGCCCAGAGCGCAAATGTTGTGTTCGGCGCGGATGGAACGGAAACGGTAGTCGCGACCGTCCCTGCAAACAGCCAGATTTATCAGATTGCGGTTGATGTAACGACGGCCTTTAATGCTGGTACAACAAACACTTTTGACATTGGTGACGGCTCGACGGCGGACCAGTACGCGGACGCTCTTGCCGTTGGAACCGCCGCGCGGGTTCTTGCGACCTCTGACGTCTCTCAGATTGGTAACCTGATCGACATCGGTTCTACGGACGTTGACGTAACCGTGACGTACAATCAGACCGGCTCGGCAGCAAGTGCCGGTGCTGCGACGGTGACGGTGCTGTATCTGCAAAACCGCAACCTTTCGTAAGGGAGCGACGTTATGGCAAGTTCTGACGTAAAAGCAACGCGCTTGACTGGCACCGGCTCTGCGGGTGTTGGTCCTGCGCGTATCCGTCAGATACAGGTCCTGACTACTACGGGAACGCCGCGGTTGACAATTACCGATGGCAACGGCGGCGCAACCGTTCTTGATCTGGATTTTCTTGCATCTGACTCACACTCGGTCAACATCCCTGCGGACGGCATTAGGGTTAGCGACATATACGTTTCTGTCGCTACCGCCGTAACCGCGTTGACTGTGTTTTACTGTTGATCCGTGGGAACGTGGACGGTGCCCGACTTTAACTCCAAAGACGGTGTTTCGTCGGGCACCTACTACATTGTTGTTGAGGATTCAGACACCCCGGACATTTTTGTAAAATTCACGGGTTTTTCGAGTCCAAAAGAAGCCTCTAATTTTATCTATTGGTTAGAAGAGATGCTACTGGACTCCGAAGATAAGGTAATTCACTGATGGCTCGTGAAGTTAGCTCAATTACCCGCGTAGGCACTAGCGAACCGTTTGAGCTTCAGGTCGCTCGGGGCCAAGTTGCTTATCATAAACATGTGTTTAAGTTTGGGAACAACCCCGAGGTTGGTTCTTCCTTAGAGACAATTTGGGCTCAAGGGGGTCTGTATTCCTACCCACCTACAGCTTCCGTAATGACCGTTTCTAGTAGCTCGACAGACGACGCAAGCGCAGGGACAGGGGCTAGAACTGTTACGGTTTCTGGTCTGGATGCGGACTACAACGAAATATCAGAACTCGTCACCCTCAATGGGCAGACTCCCGTCAATACAACAAAGTCTTATCTGCGGGTAAACCGCATGATCGTCCGGTCCGCGGGATCAGGCGGCGTGAACGCAGGTATAATTTACACAGGAACAGGAACAGTAACTTCGGGCGTTCCTGCAAATGTGTATGCCCTTATTAACGGAATAGCTGGTTCCAACCAGACATTGATGGCTCTTTGGACGGTTCCTGCTGGCTACACGGCATATCTTGTGCAGTACGACGTATCTAACGGAACCACTTCCAATACTCCTGCGGTGTGCAAGCTGATTTTGGCGGTAAGGCCGTTCGGCGAGGTGTTTCAGTCAAAAGACGTTAAATCTCTTACGACAGGAATGCATGTTGAGGCAACTTTTTCGGTTCCACAGAGAATTGAAGAAAAGTCAGACATAGAAGTCCGGGCAATATCGTCCTCCGCTTCTGTGAGTTTTGACATTTCTGCCGCTTTTGAAATAATTTACATTAAAAATGGGGCTGATTTGTAATGGCTACCACCAAGGCAGAGGTGGGTATCTTTGGAGAAGGATACCTTGTTCAGGAGACGCCCTGATGCCCCGCGCAAAAGCTAAAATGCCTCCTCGGAATAAAAAGAACTTTCGTTCTACGAAATCCGGCGCAGGTATGACCAAAAAAGGTGTTGCCGCGTACAGGAAGCTAAACCCGGGGTCTAAGTTAAAGACCGCGGTTACTGGTAAGGTAAAAAAGGGGTCTAAGGCGGCTAAGCGCCGCAAAAGCTACTGCGCTAGATCCGCGGGACAAATGAAGAAGTTCCCAAAAGCCGCAAAAAATCCGAACAGTCGCCTTCGGCAGGCGCGAAAGCGTTGGAAGTGCTAATGGATAAGACTGTTGTAGGTATCCTTCTCGCGGGGGCCGTAACTGCTCTTTTGACCCTGCTCGGTTGGCAAGCATCTACTTTGATAGATGTTGACAAACGAACGGAAAGAACGGCTCTAAAAGTCGATGAAAACTACCGTATGATAAAACCTATGTGGGAACAGTTCATTCAATCCCGCAAAATTGTGAGGACGCATGGCGAAAGTTCGGACAGGACCGAAACCCGGTAAGCCTAAGCTTACTTATTTCCGCAAGGGCGGATCAGTTTCGTCAAAAAGCCGCGGCAGCAAGATCTGCCCGGCGGGTAAAGCTTGGGCAAAGCGTACGTTTGACACGTATCCGTCAGCTTATGCAAACTTAGCGGCTTCGAAATACTGCAAGGACCCTAACTACGCGAAGTCCTCTAAGAAGAGAAAGAAGTCGTAATCATGGGAAAGTTACAGGAGTGGGTTGATGAAAAGTGGGTCAGAATTGATAGCAGCGGTAACATCGCGGGCGAATGCGGGACTTCAAAAAATAAAAAGAACCCTGACCGATGCTTACCGAGAGCTAAAGCAGCGTCTTTGTCAAAGTCTCAACGTGCCGCTACGGCTCGTAAGAAAAAGCAGGGAGGCTCTCGCGGCAAGACTGTTGTGGCTAATACAAAAGCTGCAAAAGTTACACGAGCGGCTGCGGGTGGAGTAGTTGTTGGTGCGCCGTATCGAAAGCTTAATAGGGGCTGCGGGGCGGTAATGTCAAATCGCCGGAAAAGAACGCTTTACACATAACATGCTTGAGCAAGACATAAAAACAGAACTAAGGGAGTGGTCTAAGCATGCCTTAGAATCGCCCTCTCCGTTCTTCAACAACCTGCCTGCATGTCCTTACGCAAAAACAGCGTGGGACGAAGACCGCGTTGGTTTTGTGTTTAAGACGGAAGACGATAGCCTATCTCTATACCAAACCATTGCAGGTTTCGATGACAGGTTTGATGTCATCATGGTGGTTGATTTGTGCTACCGAAAAGACCCCACAGATTTTGAGGATTTCCTTCACGCCTTAAATGAAGCGATTGCTGATGGCATGTTTGGTCAGAAAGATGTTTGGGTCATGGGCTTTCACCCAGACGACGACCCAGAGGATTTCCTAGACGACGGTTCTTTTTCTCCTTTGGTGGGCGAAAAATATGCTATCATTTTTGTGCAACGGCTAAAGGCTCTCCACGAAAAGTCTGAGGCCCTAAAACCTTTGGGGTATTACGACAAGAGCTTCGAAGCGTTTGAAAACACGGATCTCTACGCACATAGAGAAAACCTTTACAGGAGATTGTTAAATGGCAATGAAACCACGTAAATCGAAAAAGCCAGTTAAGAAGATGCGCGGCGGACCGGTTAAGAAGATGCGCGGCGGACCGGTTAAGAAGATGCGCGGCGGCGGCATGGTAAAGAAGAGGAAGTGATTAAGTGGCGGTTTCTTCCAGCAAAAACTTCGATCTCGATGTAAACGAGCATATCGAAGAAGCTTTTGAGCGATGTGGGCTTGAAGCGCGTACGGGTTACGACCTCCGTACAGCGAAGCGGTCGCTTAATCTGCTTTTTGCTGAGTGGGCTAACCGCGGCATAAATCGCTGGACCATAAACCAGAAAACAGTAGCGCTGGCAAGCGGTGTGGCTGATTATCCGGTCGGTACGTTAACCATGACGGTCAACTCTACGACGGGATTTCAAGACGGCGAGGTTATAACGGGTGGCACGAGTAACGCTACCGCGTCCATAACAAACGTCAACTCCTCTACTGTTTTCGCTCTCACCGTACCAAACGGAACCTTTTCTGCCAGCGAAACGGTTACGGGAGCAACTTCTGGATCTACCGCGACGGTGTCTTCTGCGGTTTCGTTAGAGGATACGCAGGCCTCCATTGACGTGTTATCTGCTGTAATCAGGCAAAACTCTGGAAGCAGTAATCAGTCTGACCTGAACATTACGCGAATCGGTCGGGACGCATACCTTAATCTTACGAGCAAGCGCTCTACGGGCCGCCCAGTTCAGTTCTATGTAGACCGCCAGATCACGCCTGTCATTAAGCTGTGGCCTACGCCGGACTCTAGTTCTTCGTATGAGTTGGTATTTGATCGTCTCGTTAGGCTCGATGATGCCGATGCACAGGTTAATACCATTGAAGTACCCTTCCGGTTTTACCCGTGCGTTTCGGCGGGTCTGGCTTACTACCTGTCTATTAAGTTCGCTCCAGACAGGGCAAACCTTCTAAAAGCCGTGTACGAGGAAGAGTTGCAAAGAGCTATGCAAGAAGATCGAGACCGATCCTCTTTGCAGATATCTCCAAGCTACGACTATTATCGAGCGTAGCATGGCTAGGTTTGCTTCCGGAAAAAACTCTTACGCGATTTCAGACCGATCCGGCTTTCGGTATCGGTATGTGGATATGCGCCGGGAATGGACCGGTTCTCTGGTTGGTAAGGACGAATGGGAGCCAAAACATCCGCAGTTAGGCCCCTTCAAAGAAGTGGCGGACGCGGAGGCTTTGTATAACCCAAGGCCGGACCGAGTAGAGCCTTTGGTTGTTTACGTGGGGGCGTCTTCGTTTCCGCAAGGGAAACCTGACATTAAGGCACAGGGCGTTGTGGGCTTTGTGACTGTGGTGACAACATGAGTTTTACGTACGCAGAGCTAAAAACAGCCATTCAGGATTTTTCGGAAAACTCTGAAACGAGTTTTGTTAACAACTTACCTGTGTTTATTCGGGCAGCGGAAGAACGCATATTTAAGCTTGTTGATCTGGAAAATTTCCGGAAAAACGCCACCGCTTCGATGACAACCTCGAACAAGTATTTATTAGCACCGACAGACTTCTTGTCTTCTTTTTCTCTGTCGATCTCAAACGGGGGTTCTACCGAGTTTCTGTTGATAAAAGACGTAAACTTCCTCCAGCAGTACTGGCCGAATCCAACTACGACAGGGACCCCTAAGTTTTACGCTTTGTTTGACGATTCAAATTTCTTAATCGCTCCTACCCCGGATAGTGACTACACTGTCGAGCTTCACTATTACTACCGCCCTGCTAGTCTGACGGACGGATCCGAAAGCGGTACGACGTGGCTAAGCACGAACGCGCCAAACGCTCTTTTGTACGGCTCTCTTGTCGAAGGCTATATTTACATGAAGGGCGAGCAAGATGTTTTGGGGGCTTACGAGAAGCGTTTCCAAGAGTCTCTGATGCGGCTTAAAGATTTTGCGGAAGCCCGCGAGAATACGGACGCTTACCGTAAAGGTCTTCCTAGCCAGCCGAGAACCTAATGTTTGCTGCAAAAATAGATATTTCTCCGGATTATAAAGTAACGGTTCAGACAACAAAAAACCGTGGATTTACGCCGGAAGAGGTCGCAAAGAGGTGTGCGGAAAAGATTATTTCGGTTTCGATGGATGCGCCTCCTGTTATTAGAGAACAAGCCTTTGCTTATCGGGACAAACTAGAAAGCTTGTTGTCATTTTACATGCGGGAGGCTATAAAAAGTGACAGGACTACGGTCTTCAACGCTTTGAACGATGCAGGCCACCCCGAACTGGCTGAGTTGATAAGGAGACTTTGAGATGGCAATCTCACAGGCAATGTGTACGTCTTTCAAAAAAGAGTTGATGACCGCTACGCATGACTTTACCGCGAGTACTGGTAACACGTTCAAACTGGCTCTATATACGAGTTCCGCGACGCTAGACGCTTCGACCACGGCTTATTCCGCAACGAACGAAGCATCTGGAACCGGTTACTCTGCGGGCGGCGGTACGCTTACTAACGTGACGCCGACCACGAGCGGAACGACGGCGCTCACGGACTTTGCTGACCTGACTTTTTCGTCGGCGACGATAACGGCGAACGGCGCGTTGATTTACAACGACACCGCAGCGGGTGATCCGTCCGTTGTTGTTCTTGCGTTTGGCGGGGATAAGACATCAACCGCAGGTGACTTCACGATTCAGTTCCCCGCAGCAGACGCAAGCAACGCCATTATCCGTATCGCGTAAGTAAGAAGCTCGCGACCCGTGTCCGATTTCAGCGGCTGGGGCCGCGCAGGTTGGGGCGAGGGCGCTTGGGGTGTAAGTTTACCGAACCCCTATATAACCGGCTGGAGCCGTGGAAGTTGGGGTGAGGGTGCTTGGGGTTCCGCCCTACCGGTAGCCGTTTCAGGTCTTTCGGCGTCTTCGGGCGTTGGAAGTGTGACGGTTACCGGTGAGGTAAACATCCCTGTATCGGGGTTAGTTGCCACAACTTCCGTAGGCTCCGTTTCTGTCTCCACAGAACAAGTACTGACTGTAACGGGTCTTTCTGCTACCGGTGCAGTTGGTACTGTTGTAGTAGACGCTGCCTCTGATGTATCTGTAACGGGTCTTTCTGCTACCGGAGCCGTTGGCTCTGTTGTAGTAGACGCTGCCTCTGATATACCGGTCACGGGTCTTTCTGCTACCGGTGCAGTTGGTAC